TTGGTTGGCTCGTCAACGAGCTAGAAGCAAATAAATACGCAGAAGAAGACCTAGAGTGTGCGCTAGAAGACTTGGCGTGGTGGGCGAAGGAGCAGTTTGACGAAACGCCACTGATATTCCGCAATGACCAAATACAAGAAAAATTTTATAAGTTAGTGAAGGAGTACAGAAATGAGTAGGATAAAAATTTTGTTAGCAGAAGATAATAAGCAGCTGAAATGGGCGTAGTATGAAGTACGAAATTGCTAGAGTGGAGACTCACAACATAAACACGAACAAGGAGATGCTGCCGCCATACTACAAGGTATATTCCACCGACGATGACGGATATATCGAGTTCGAAGCCGAGTGCGAAACGCTCGACGACGCATACGACTTTATTGACGAAAAGGAGAAAGAAGATGGGCATAATTGATGCGTTAATTAATGTGATGGGATTTATATGCCTTGTATTTTTTGGGACGATATATGTTGTCGGACCACCATTGCTATTGGTTTTGATTACCATAGAAATAACTAAGTATCTGTGAAAAAGGAGAAAGAACATGAGCAAGATACAAATACTACTAGCTGAAGAAGAAAACATAGACGATTTGAAGGTGCCTGTGCGCTACGACAAAGCATTTTTCGATAGTGTACATGACTCAGACCTAAAACGCTTCGAGAACGCCGTCTACGACGAGCTGAAGAAGGATTGGGTGAAGCATACACTCGCGCAGGAGGCAGAATTTGGGGTGGGGACTAGCGACGAGGGTTACGAAGAGCCGTATTTCGAGAATTTCCTGACCATCATCGACAATCTCGTGACAGATGAGATGGATAGGCAAATCGTGAAGCAAGCGTTCTCGCTAAGCGACGAAGAATACACGCACATAAACAATGACCTGACGGCTGCTCTGTCAGATTACTGGTGCGACTTCGAGAGTGAGCTATGCGCAGACTGGTTCAAGTATGAGTATCCGTATTTACACGACGAAGACAACGAAAGGAAAGGTTTATGCTAAAGTGTAAAATTTGTGGAAAAGAAATTGACAAGCGCGACAACGGTAGGGGCCGCATAGCGAAGTATTGCTCTGAAGAGTGCCGCAAAGAAGGGCTGCGCAGGTACCGTATAGAGTGGCGCAAAGACAAGCGCGAAAACGATAAAGAATACTACACCGAACGCAACCGCAGGCAGTGTGAGTATGCGAGGGCAAGACGCAAGAACCTCAAAGAGCAGGCATATTGGGCTGTGGCTGAAGAAGTCGGCAATGTGGAAACCATAGATGAAATCTATGAAATCCTCAAAAAGAAGACTCGTATAAAGGAAAACTACTACTTGGAATTCATAAATGGAAACTCCTCAGCTGTATAACTTCCAGAAGAGTGCCATTGTCAGACTATTGAACGGGAAAAGAATTTGCCTTATGCCTGTAGGCACAGGCAAAACCGCTGTGATGTTCCGCTGGTTGAGAGCGATTAACAAGAAGAAAATCATAATCGTGACAACCGCATCGAAAGCGAAGTCGGGCGATATGGAGGACGAGGCCGTACTCTGGAACGGCCAAGAATGGCTTGATGGACTCGAAGAGTTCACGGTCATTTCTTGGCATAAATTAAATAAAACGGTTAACAAGATGAACCTGATGCGACTCAACGAATATGCTTTTGCGTTTGACGAAGTTCAGAGATGTAAGGGCTATTCGAGTGGTATGGGGAAAGCCTTCTTAAGGGTATGCGCCAGAGCTGATTACTGGACTGGCTACACAGCCACCCCTGGCGACCAATGGAAGGACTTTATCGCATACTTCACCGCTACAGGTCTCGTAAAGAATAAGACCGATTTTCTTAGGAGATATGCTCGGATGCAAACATTCAGGGGATTCCCAGAAATCGTTGAATATGTGCGCTCTGAAGAACTGATGCATATGTGGGAAAGTATTTCTACTGCTCCTAACACCTCTCAAATGTTCAGGGAGCTGCCGACCGAGACACATCACGTGGAGAAATTCCCGCCTCCTAAGGACTATCATAAAATCGAGCTCAATCGTGTGAAGCGTGACGGAGAAATGTTGGAGTCTACGATGGGGCTATGCCATTATCTGCGCCAGATATGCTTCACTAAGGAGAAGCAAGAGTGGCTTGCCGATTTTATAGAAGGTCTTGGCACAAACTGCGTATTCTTCTGTAATTACAAAGAAGAAGAAGATGTGGTGTGTGCGATAGCCGAAAAGGCTTTGCCGAAAGGCGCAAGGATTTGGCGCATTGACGGCGGTCATCATGAAATTCCTACGGTCCAAACGATAGGAAAATATGATGTCGTCGTTGCCCATTATCTGTCTGGCGGCGAAGGCTTGAACTTTCAGTTTATGAATTATTGGTGTTCAATATCACCCAATTATTCATACAGCACCTCTATCCAGGCAAGGGGTCGCATTAAGCGTATTGGTCAGAAACGACCGATGCACTTCTACTATCTGAAGTCTGTGGGCACAATAGAAGACGAAATCTATGATTGTCTCAAGGCTAAATCGGACTTTAGTGAAAAGGCTTGGGCTCAAGAGCTTGATAATCTCTTGACGTAAGTGGTTGTGCGTGCTATGCTAGTTGCATAAAGCACGCGACCATTAACATCACTCTCCGTAGGGAGAGTTGCAGACATATACTTTTTGTCGATTAGGTTCTGTTCCCATGAGGCGCGTTCTTCCGTAGCGCTTTTTGGGATTTATATCGACTATGATTGTTTATGGTTATCGTGCTGATTGCTTGTATGGTATGTGTCTGCAACCCTCTTTACGAAAAGAGGAACTATAAATAACGCCAAATTTAATAAATATAAGGAGAAAGAATATGGCAAAGAAAATTGTAGAAAAGAAAAAGTTACGCAAGGTAACGCCAGAGAATTACCCATTAATGAAGAGCATGCTCGCGGGTGGACTCACACAAGCTGATTTGAGGCGAGCTTTCTGTCTTTCGTCAGCGACGACATTTGCGATTAGCAGATTCGATACCTATGAAGAGTATCACAATTACATCATAGAGCAGAGCCGAAAGGCCAAAGCTAAATCTAAAGCTATGGCTATGGCTACGGAAGAGCCTGTGGAAAAACCTGTGGAAAAGACGCCAGAAGAAAAGCATCCAGCATTCGAACCAAGCTTCAGCGAAGCAAACCAGGAGCGCATTATTGAGCTCTTGGAGCAGATTTTGAAGAAGCTCGACTGCGCAGAGATGGTCGTATCTAGTGACGACGATACTCCTAAGCGCCGTGGTTTGTTCAGCTTTGGTTCGAAAGCCCCATTCTAAAACGAACGCCTTCTAGGCACACAGGCGTTAAAGAGTCACTGCTGTACCATACAGATTTAGGACTACGGGGCGGAGAGTTTTTAGTATTACCTTCACTTTTTACTCTGAGATTTTTAGGTTCTTAATGCAAATTCATATAGTCTTTATGTCAGCGTCAAATTTTCATCTTTGTAGGTTCCAGCTGACATCCGCCCCGTACCGTGATAGAATCCAAGTAGGTGGGAACAATAATAACTAAACAATACAGAAAGGGGACTCGCATGAGTCTAGATATTATCGAGGGCGTCACCTTGAGTGCGCCGAAGGTAATGTTTTATGGGCTTTCAGGTGCAGGGAAAAGCACCCTTGCTTCGCGTCTCAAGAACCCGTTGTTCTTGGACTTCGAGGGAGGTTTGAATTACCTGGGCGTGAAGCGCACGAAGCAATACCAAGACCTCGACAAATTCTACAAGGACTTAGCAGACCTGTACCGTGCAGAGAAGCGAGAGTTTGACACGCTCGTAATCGACAGCACGGACTGGATGATGCGCCTGGTACTTGAGAAGACTGCAGGCATCACCGCACATACGCTTGAGGAGACGCTTAATCGCTCCAACGGTGGCTACGGTAATGGCAAGCAGGTGCTCGAGAATCACGTGCGAACGAAGCTTTTGCCGATGTTAGTGCTTCTAAACAAGAAGGGCTATGGCATTTGTCTCGTGTCACACGCGGAGCAGAAGCATATGATGGACGCCGATGGTGTCGACGTAGAGCAGATTGCTCCAAAGATTGACCCAATTACCATGAACGTGTTCGTGGAATGGTGTGATAACGTGTTCTATCTGAAGAAGA